GAAAGCGCGTCCAGATGCGAATGCCCTGCCTCGAGGTGGTTCTGGACAGGACCGCCCGGGAAGATCACCCTTACAGCACAAGCCCTGGAGAATAGGACGTGTGGCGTTTCCTATCCTCCGCCAGCAAGCCCGTGCACGCGTCCCCGCTTGGAGGTCGGCTGCGCGTTGCATCGGCGAAACCGGGACCGAAAGCCGCCCCTTTCCGCGCATGCGAATATTCGTCAGCCACTGTGCGAAGCACGATCCCCCGTCGGAGACTCTCGCGAAGCGCCTCGTGGGTGACCTGAGCGATACCGACGTGCAACTGGTTTGGGATCGCGAGCTCCTGGCGATCGGGGACGACTGGGACGACAGGCTGCTGACCGAAATCGAGTCGTGCGACGGCGCCATCCTCCTGCTGAGTGCCGCAGCGCTCACGCGTCCGTACGTCGTGATGGAGTGCACACTCCTCGCTCGCCGCAAGCGCCTCAGCACGAAGTGGGACAATACGTTCGAGTTGCTCTCGGTGCTTGTCGGCGGGGTGACGCCCGGGGATCTGGCAAACCCGGAAAAAAGTCACATGACGGAGCTGGGCCTCGGCAGATATCAGGCTGGCGACGATCGAGATCTGGGTGTGCTGGTCGAGTCGCTGAAAGCGCGACTGGAGCCGCTCAGGCTCGTGCGCCGCCGCAACGGGCCGCGCGATCTGCTCCTGAGCGACATCGCCCGGCAGCTTACGAGCAGCAAGCCGGGATCCGACACCAAGGTGGCCACCCTTCTCGGGATCGAACTGCCGCCCTGGGTGCAGACCGCGTCGCCTGCGGTTCGCGCGTTGGCCGTCGCCGACGCGATGCCCGGCAAGAAACTGCGGGCCGTCGGTCGCGCCCTCGCAGAGGCGAAGGACGACATAAAGCAGCCGGACGCGATGGCCATCGTGGAGCGCCTCGCGCCATTCGCCGTCCCGAGCGAGGCGGCGGCACGCATTCCAGGCGTCGCTCTCGATGTGACGAGGCCCAAGGCATTCGAGATCAATGCCGTGCACCTCGACATCGGTCGTTGGTACGCGCGACTTGCCTTCGGAAACATGCTCGTCACGAATATGACCGAAGTAACGAACGCCGACTGCGGCCTCGGCTCCGGGCATCTCGTCGAGGAGATCGTCGACTCCGTGATGGGAAAAGTCGACGCCGATACGCTCGACGAGGCCGTGGAAGAACTGCAAGACATGGGCACGCCGTTTTTCGTGCTGATCCCTTGCACCCGACAGTCGTCGGAGGTCGCTCGCAAGGTGCACGAGAGGTTTCCGACCGTCACGCTGCTTTTCCTCTGCGGTTCCCAGCCGACGCCGGCCCACCCGGCCAGCACCGTCAGCTTGCTCGAGCCGCTGCTGGAGATCGGTCAGGAGCGGAAGGTTCGCAGCAACTACGAGAAGGCCAAGGAAGCAGTAAGGGGGGCCCATGAGCAATAAGATGCAAGCGGCCGCAAACGAGCAAGCGAGTCCCTTCGCTTACAAACCTGTTTTTGATCCCGGGAAACCGGCGCAGGGCGAGCACGGTTGGCTTGGCGCAATCTCTCCCTACGGACGGCCGAACAAGGCAATTCCTTATGTCTATCACTTGCCGGAAATCGCCCTTGCGGTGAACGTTGCGCTCGCGACGCGCCGGCCGCTGCTGCTGAGTGGTCGTCCGGGCACGGGCAAGAGCACGCTGGCGCGCGATGTCGCGTCCTGCCTCGCCTGGGAATACCAGGAGGAGACGATAACGTCGCGAACCCAGGCGAACGATCTGTTGTGGACGTTCGATGCGCTCGAAAGATTGAGCGATGCCAGCACGCCCGAGGTCAGGGTCCGCGAGGAAGCCTATTATGTCGAGCCGGGCGTTCTCTGGTGGACGTTCGACCCGGTGTCGGCCTGCAAGGCGAGCCGCCGCAGCGCCGGAAAGAAGCAGGTTTCGGACCTGGCGAAGATTCGCGGCGTTGTCGTGCTGCTCGACGAAGTCGACAAGGCGGAGCCCGATGTCCCGAACGACCTGCTGGTCCCGCTCGGGAGCGGCGAGTTCTATCCCAGGGGACACGACCACCCGGTCGTTGCGCAAAAGGAGTACCTTCTGTGCATCACGACGAACGGCGAGAGGGAGTTGCCGCAGGCGTTCGTTCGTCGCTGCGTGACGCTTTCCCTCAAGCGGCCGACGGATTCGCAGCTGCGCGACATTGCCGCCAGGCACCACCCCGGCCTGAAGCCGGACGCCCCGCTGCTCGACCAGATTCTCCCGGCGTTCAAGACGCTCGAAGGCGAAATGAGTCGCCTGCACCGTCGTCCGCCGAGCACCGCCGAATTCCTGGATGCCGTGGAAGCCTGCCTGACGCTCGAGCCGTCGGACGTCGCTGAGCTCGCGCAATTCACGATGCGCAAGATCGTCGACGTCCAGGAACGCGACGAATGAGAATTGATCAGATCTCGCTAGGAGACATTGCGCGCATCAAGAAACGCTTGGCCCCGCAGGATGCAGCCACGTGGAACGCAATTCTCGACCTGCTCGGGCTGCCGCTCGAAAGGACAGTCGCCGACAGCGGCTCGCGCTCCGAGGGAGTCGACGTTCCAGAAGACGAGCCGGTGGTTCAGCCGCTCACCGATACCGACAAGGAGCAGACGGACACGGCGCCTCTGGCTGCGCCACCGGGCCCCGTCTTTGCGCCGACCGGCGCGCTCTCCGTCAAGCGCATCGGGTCGTCGGTAAGACGGCCGGACTGGAGCACCGAGGGAAGGACGCTTTCTCGAAGCGATGACGACCGCCCTGCTCCACGGGTTCCGACGCTGTTTGCACCGCGACAGCAGCGCTCGCTGATCACCGCCATCGCCATTGCCCGCGCCGAGACCGGGGAGCTCGACGAGGAGCGGGTCGCCGCCCAAGTCGCCCAGGGTGAGCCGCTGGTGAAGATTCCGCGGCGCTTGCGACGCACGTCGCACTTTGGCGTGCAGCTTCTGGTCGACCGCGGACCGCGCCTCGAGCCGTTGCGCGATGACCAGCGCGCTCTCGGTCAGGCGTTGTTGCGCACGGTCGGTGTCCATCGCATCCAGCTGTTGCGCTTCGCGACTTTCCCCGATCGTGTCGGCCCGGGCACGCCCCGCACCTGGCGCCGCTACGCGCCGCCGGCGTCCGGAACCGTGGTGCTGGTCCTCACCGATCTCGGCCTTGGCCGGCTGGGTGCGATCGAGCGCACGCACTCCTTCGATGATTGGATCGAATGGGCGACGCGCGTGCGCTCGGCCGGGGCGCACCCTGTCGCGCTGGTTCCACACGGCCCGCGCCATTGGCCGAGAAACCTGCAACGACACCTCGGTCTCGTCCATTGGGACCGGACGACCTCGGTCGGCTCCGTTCAAGGGGCCGGCGCAGTCAAGGGCGCACGCCTTTGACCGAGACCGTGGAAGAGCTCGACCTCCTCGGTGTGCTGAACGCCGAGGCACCGGACGTCGTTCGCCTTGCCGCGATGGTCTCGATTGCCTCGCGCATCGAGCCGTGTCTCCTCCGCCGGGCGCGCCTCGAGCTGTGCCGGGGCATGGAGGCGGGAGTGGAGCTGGAGCTTTGGCACAGCGACCTCGTGCAGGCCCACAGTCCCCGGGCGATGACCCTGCATCCCGCGTTGGCCCATGAGCTGCAGATCGGTCTGTGCCAGAGCGGCAAGCTCGACGACGCCTACGACCTGCTGAAGGAGTGTCATATCGACCTGCCCGAGGCGATTCGCCTCGAGGAAGAGATGACGTGGCGAATTCTCCGCGGCGAGCTCGCCTCCGAGCGCGTGAAGCGGCTGCTGCACCGGGCAATCGCATCGCTGGTCGAGGGCGGCCAACCGGAGCTCGCCCAGTGGGCGTCGAGATGCCTGACGCGGGCTCCCAACGAGATCCGCGATCTGCCCGAGGCATGGCTCTTGAGCTTCGCGGCGAGCTCGCGCCTGGGCGGCGCGCGTGTCCTGCCGGCCCGCGAAGCGCCTCCGGGGCTTCAGAAGGACGAGCTGCACTGGGCGATCGCCAACACCGATCATGCCGGCACTTTGTACGTCGGCGTCCAGAACGACCGGTTGGTGTTGTCGCTCGCCGCCCCTCGCGACACCACCCCGCAGCCCGCGCATCGCATTCCGATCCCGTTGACGAATCCGATCCTCGTCGAGATCGACGACGGGCAAGCGCCGGGCCCGCAGCTGCACCAGCTCGATCACGGCGGAATGCAGGTTCTCGAGCTTCCCCTCACCGGGCGACCCCTGAAGCTGACGACGGTCTCGGGCGAGGTGTACGAGATCAGCGTTCCCGTCGTTCCAGCCGCAAGCGAGTCGCGGGCCGCTTCCCGTGAGGCGAGATCGCAAACCGGGATTATCTTCGAAGCGCTGAATGCCCTTTCCGGCGATTGCCTGTTGCTGCGTTACCCCGGACCCGACGGCAAGGAACGGCTTTGGATCGTCGACGGCGGCCCGCGGCAGGCTTCGGCCAAGGACATCTTTGTCTGGAGCGATGTCCTGTTGCCGCGCCTCCGCGAAATCCATCGCCGCCTCGGCATCGCCGCGGCGCTGGGCATGGTCAGCTCGGCGGACGAGGACAGCATCCATGGAATCTGGAGACTGACAAACAGCATCCGCAAGGCCCGCCCCCTCGGTCCTGGTCCGGTGAAGTTCTCCCGTTTCTGGTTCAATTCACTCGACAGCCTGCTTGGACCGAAGCCCAGAAACGCTGCCGGCGAAGCGGCGACGGCCTCGCTGCAGTCGCTTGTCGACCCGGTCAACGTGCCGGGCATAGACGACGAGCTCGCGACGGCGATCATGCGGGGGGTCGCGTTGGGATACGCCCTGGATTCTGATCTCGCCGCGCTCGGCTTGAGCGGCAACCCGCCATTCAACGGCGTCGTGTCGGCCCGGAAGGGACAGCAGAGGTATCGGATCGAAGGCGCCGAGGTGACGATCCTGGGGCCGCGCCAGGACCGGCTGGACGCCCTGCGCGAGGCGTGGGCCAAAGCCCTCTCCATGCCGACCAGGACGCAACGGCAGGCCGCGCTGCAAAGGCTGTTCCAGCCGCCTTCCGACCAGGACAGGTCGATTCCAAACCTGTCATCGATCGTCGTGTTGGTGGAAGTCGGTGGGCGCAGGCTGCTCCTGACCGGCAATGCCCACGGCGACGACGTGGTCACGGCGTGGATGGAGCTCGGGCTCGGCGCCGAGCCGGTCGTCCTCGACGTCCTGAAGATGCCGAATCACGGCAGCATCCGGAATTGCACCGAGCGGTTCACCACCTTCTTCAAGGCGCAGCACTACGTCTTTTCGGCCGATGGCACGCACGGCTATCCCGACCCGCCGACCGTCGAGGCGGTGGTGAAATTCAACGGCGCGCGCGCGATCACGCTGCATTTCACCAATCGAGACATCGCGTGGGAGCAATCCTACGCGCTCGAGAAAGGCGGCAAGACGGTCGACACTCTCACTGACCTGCTGGCCGCCCTGCACGCCGCCTATGGCGGGCCGTGGACCGAGAACTTCAGACCGGAAGGCGCAAAATCGGTGATGGTGATATTATAGCGACGGGCTCCGGCCGGGCGTGCCCGTTGGACTGTTGGTCGAGGTGGCGTTCGCGAATGCCAGCAACGCCGGCCGACGACGGCCTCCGAAGTTCCGAGGCTTTCGGGACGATCTGTAAAACGCGCCGGTTAGAGCGTGATTGGTTTACATGGAACCAACTCGGTATCCATTCTGTCATCCACTCTGTCATCCTGAGCGTAGTGAAGGATCTCATCGCCAGGAGTCGCAGAGTGCTCCAGTTGTGGCGGCGATGAGATCCTTCGCTTCGCTCAGGATGACAGAGGAGAGGTACGCTTGGTTCCACGTAAACCAATCATGCTCCAGTCGTCGATCGACGCATCGCCATCAGCAAGCTCTTCCCAAGGCTGCATGTTGACGAGCCGGTCCCGGGATGCGGTAATCACGTCTACAGCCTTTGGTTGCATATTCCTCCTTACGGTCTACCCTCGATGATTTCATGCAGCGCACTGAGAAGTGTCGGTATGTGAACCGGCTTGCCGACGTTCAAAATGCCGAGTAGCGCCTCATCCAATAGCAGGCTTGCTTTTGAATACGCGGTGGCAAGCACAAACGGAACATTCATTTGCCGCATCAGTCGGGCGACGGGGATTGCCGATCGACCCTGCAAATTCAAATCCAACACGGCGGCATCCGGCAGCTCCCGCCGCAATAGTTCCAGCGCGCCATCAACGGTGCCGATCGGACCGAGGACAAGGAAGCCGTGGCCGGTCAGGATCTCCTCGAGCTCCACGGCAATGAGGTACACATCCTCGACCACGAGTACTCTTACCACGCGCTTCATTGTCGCCCTTGTCTACGTCAACGGCATCCTCAAGGCTGCTTGCAGGCCGTTGTGCTCGAAGCGCAGTGCAGCCGTGCCGCGAAGTTCTTTCAAGCTGTGATTGATCAACTGTCCACCAAAGCCTTGTCGTGAAGGGAGAGTCACTTCGGGCCCCCCTTCCTCGCGCCAGTCGATGGCAAGCACCCTGTCCTCTGGCGTCGCTTCGACATTCCAGGCCACATGCACAATGCCCTTTGCGGTGGATAGGGCGCCGTACTTGACCGCATTGGTCACAAGCTCATTGAGGACCATCGCCAACGGCAGGACTTGCGCCGACGTGAGCAAGGCGGGCGGACCCGGACGAACGCAAACGCGCGCGTCATCGACCGGCCCAAGAATACGACAGACAAGGACGCCGACATCGGCCTCGGCACTCTCCGAAATGTCCTGCGCTACAAGCAAGGCCTCAAAGCGCTCGAGGAACGCATCTCGGTATTCGGCTGCGGAGCGCCCTTCCGTCGGGGTCTGTGAGGCCAGGGCGCGCACGACAGCCAGCAGATTGAGCGAGCGGTGCCGCGTCTCCGAAAGCAAGAACTCGAGGGCGGCCTGCGTCTGCCTCCCTTCGCCGACGTCCTTGAACTGCAACATTGTTTCCATCCTGTCGGGCGCGCGCGTGCGGCGAGCGCCGATCAACGATCTTGGCCGCGTCTGCCTCTAGTTGTGCGGCATAAACATCCAGTTCCCGCGCATAGCTCTGCAGGGCAGCTGTCGCTGAAGAATCCAGACTGGCGCTCAGCCGTAGAGCCTGTCGCGCGAGAGGACGCACGGCTGCAGCTCTCTGGAGCAAGATTTGGAACGGGCCAAGCTCGGAGTCTGCTTTGTGCATACACCCCTCAGCGGAGACCCGGCCAAGGGCCTCTCCTCTTCCTTGCCCAGCCACGATAGGTCGCCTGCCTTTCGCCCACCTTTCATCTTTTGCGGCATTAGGTAGCAAGCGGTCTGGCGGGGCGCTCTGCTCGAGGCCGACCGATACAGGGGCTGCCGAATTCAGACTGAGGCACGATCGGCTTCGACCCGCCCGTTGCCCCGCCGCAGGTCGCCGGTAGGCGAGTTGAAGCGGACGTCATTGAACTGGATTGCGCGAGGCGCTCGAATTGTTGCGTTGGTTTCCGAAGGTGGCCCGGGCGTTGGCGTTTGCCGGCCGGGCCTTGGTTGCAGTCGCAGTCTGCTACCACTTCACTCCGTGGACGAAGCACGCTGTCGCCCCTGAGGATCCCGAGGCGAGCCTCGATCAACGGCCAGACTCCGATCATGATCGAGTCGACGCTGTTGCGGCTGCCGTGGCCGCATAGCGTCTGCACATTCAATGTGGCAATTGCCACACTTGCAGATGCCTCCGTTGCTGCAAGTTCCCGCTCGGGGTTGTGGGTAATCAAAACGACTTGGCTGGGCGTCAACCGCCGTGGCCGTTGGGCTCGCCGAGCGCCACGTCGGTGGCGGAGTCGTGTCAGTTGGCGGTCGAACGGCCCCTTGGTTGGCGTGGGATTGGGGGGCACGCATGGTTTCCGTTCGCACGATCGGAGCGACTCTCGTCAAGGAGGCGCTCTGGCATACTCTACGTCCGTTCAATTCTGGAACCGCCTGGCCAATGCGGGTTCGCTCCGGATACGCGGAGGGTGTAACCCTTGTCATCGACTTGAGGCGCAGTGCAACGACTTGGCTAGGCACTTACGACCGATGGATCCTGGACAATATTCGCATTGCCGATTGGCTGCCGGTTGGTGGCGTGGCGTGGGATTGCGGTTCCTATCTGGGCTTCTATGCAGCCATCTTTCGCCGAGTTGTCGGTGACACAGGGCGCGTCATCGCTTTCGAAGCATCCCTGTCCAATTATGAGCCGTTGAGTCGAGTGCCAGGCTTGAATGGCTGGAGCAATGTAGAAATCCTCAACCGTGCGGTGGGCCCGGATCACGCCGTCCTCAATATTGCGGGCGAGTTGGGCGGTTCATCGGGACCTGTTGAAACCAAGGTTTTCAATCATCCGGTTGTTACCAGGCCAGTCGCATGTTCCGGTGTCGATGAGCTTTGCTTCGAGCATGGTGTGCAGCAGCCGGACTTCATCAAGTTCGACATAGAAGGCGCCGAGACCTATGCGCTGACCAACGGGCATCGCTTGTTCACCGAAAAACGACCGGTCGTGCTCCTCGAGCTGCACGGCGACGAAGCTCTATCAGCCTTGGGCGTGTTCATAGAGAAGTACAGTTATCGGTGCTGGGACGTTCGGTTCTTCAATCAACTGGAGACCGATCCGTTCACGAAGGCTTCGCAGCTGGAGCACGCCGCGTCGAGGCTTTCCAACACCATGGTATGTCTCCCAACCGAGTTGCTCGATAAGAGATCGCAGGTACTCGGGAAGGGAGCCGGTTGATCCGACATAGGTGTGACAGGTGAATACAAGACCCTCCATGGCATCCAATCGATTGGATGAACTCTTGTCGCGCCGACGGAACCTGGCCGGTCGCAATAACTCGACCAACTTTGCTATAAATCTATCACCAGATTGGGATCGAATCCGGCATTCTCGGCTCGGCCGCCGCGAACGTAGCCTCGGGGATTGGCCACCACTCTCGTCTCCCCAATCGCGTAGTCGAAGCTGTCATGGGCGTGGCCGTGTATCCAAAGCGGCGGCTCCCTGCCCATCAAGTCCAGGGCGGACGTGAAGCTCGGGGTCAGCGGGTCGTTCTGCCATCGCGGATGAACGGACAGCGCCGAACAGCCGTGATGGGTCACGACGACTTTCTTGCCGGCGATGGTACGCAAGGCTTGGGCGATGCACGCCTTGGATTCTTCGTGCTCGGCTTGCGCGTCGGACGGCGAGAACGTCTCGAGCGTCGCCACCATGATGTTGCGGTGGTCGTTGAGGCTGAAGCCCGCGACACGCCGGGCTTCCGCGGCGTCGCCGTACAGCCGGTAATCCGTCCAGAGGGTGGCGCCGATGAACACCGTGTCGCCGATCGCGACTGTTTCGTTCTGGAGGAAATGCAGACAACCACCGCTCGCCGCCGCGACCTCGTGCAAGCGGTCGTACACTTGCCAGATCGTGCGGCGGTCGCGGCGACATCTGTAGAACTCGTGATTGCCGGCGACATAGACGAACGGCACCCCGAGCTTGCGGCTCTGCCGCTCGGCCCAGCGCGCGCCGTCGATGTCGAGCCCGATGTCACCGGCCAGCACCACGACATCTTCGCCCGCCGGCTCGAGCTCCAGCGGCGCGAACTCGAGATGCAGATCGGAAACCACGCGGATCTTCGTCATCGAACTGGCCACTCCCAGGGACGCGACCCTGTTCAGCATAGGGCGTGATTGGTTTACGTGGAACCAACTCGGTATCCATTCTGTCATCCACTCTGTCATCCACTCTGTCATCCTGAGTAAGGCGCGGTTTACCGCGCCGTTAGCGAAGGATCTCATCGCCAGGAGTCGCAGAGTGCTCCTGTTGCGGCGGCGATGAGATCCTTTCCTTCGGCTTCGCTCAGGACAGGCGCTTCGCTCAGGATGACAGAGGAGAGGTACGCTTGGTTCCAAGTAAACCGATCACGCTCTAGGGCGGCGGAAATCCTTCGATAAACGCCAATCGCACGATGGTCACCAGGTGCAGGCAGGCAAAGAAAAGGGCCGGGAATGGCCCCGGCCCCAGTCGCGACCCGATCTACCAGGTCGTTGCGGCGTCCCTCTTGTTGGGGACGTTCACCTCGTCTCGTTCTTGACCTGCGTGACGCCGTACTTGAACAAGGCCTCGCGGAGCTCCTTGGTCGCCGCCTGGGCGGCCTTGGCGGCCCGCAGCTTGGCGTCTTCGTCGGTGTTGCTGGCGGCGAAGATCTTCTCGCTGGCCTCGATGCTGTCGGCGGCGATCTGCATGGTCTTGTTGATCACGTCGCCGACCGGCTCGCTGTAGCAGAGCGGCGGATTGGGCGCGGCCGGCGCGCCACAGATCGGCAGCATGTTGTAGATCGACACGAAGCCGGACAGGCCGACATAGACCATCTTGGCGTCGCCGAACAAATTGTCGGCGCCTTGCTGGCGCTCGGCGGCCGTGCCGGCGCAACCGGCCAGGGCCAGGAGACTCGCGGCGAGGATTGGGATCTTGCGGAGCATTGCCGTGCCCTTCTCTTTTCTTCTTCTCTTTGATCAGCAGGCGTAGAGGAGGATTTCGTCGTCGCCCGACACGCGGTTGAACTGGAGGGCGGCGTCGAGCGTGACCAGGCCGGACCGATCCTTGTAGGTCAGGCCGGTATACTGCGTGGCCGGGGCATGAACCGCCCACATGTTCCCAGCCGTGCCGCCGACCCGCATGCCGAACGGCATCTGGCGGCCGTTGGCGAGCTTGGACCAGAAATCCTGCTGGGCGACCAGGGTCGCTTCGGGGTCGATGCCGCCGGTCGACGTGCGCTCGGTCACGCGCAGGCCGGTGTAGCCGTCCGCGGCATTGATCGACATGCGCGGGTCGATCTTGTTGCCGATGTCGTACGAAAAGGAATCGACGGCGCAGATGTTGTTCACCGCGCTGGCGACGCCGAAATCATCGATGTGCAGGCGGCCGAGCTCGCATTGCTGCGGCAGCGTGGTCTCGAAGGTCGGGGTCGACGGCAGGGCGACGTCGGTCGGAGCGTTGTAGAAGCCGGTGAACTCGAATTCCGCCATGGCGCGCTGGCCGGCCTGGGCGTTGATCTTGAACGTCCCGTAGGCGCCCGTCAGGACGTGCAGCATGCCGTCCTTGTACATGCGGATGGCGATGCTGGCGTAGGCCGTCTCGTCCGACGACGGCAGATACTGGATGCCCGGCGGCCAGGCCGTGACGACCCAGGCTTGCGCCGTCGTCAACGTGCCCGACCAGGTCGGCGTGATCGTGCCGGACACCAGAGCGCCGGCGAGTGCGATCGACGAACCGGAGGTCATGGTGACGTTGGTCTGCGTGGCCGTGCCGTCGTCGTAGATGATCGAGCAGCGCGCCGTCCCCGAGCTGCCCGAGGTGGTCACGCGGACGAGGATCGTCTTGGGCTCGGTGATCGCCGTGATGCTGCCGCCGCCGACCCACGACACCGTTGGCGTGTTGGGCGCGGCCGCCGCGATGACGTTGCCCCACCAGGCGGTGGCCTTGGCTGTCGCCACCATGGTGCAGCCGCGCAGCAGCCGGCCGAGGCGGCATTCGGTGCCGACCGTGCCGCCGCCGCGGATCTCGTGCTTGAACGTCATCTTGCCCATCTTGCGGGTGATGATGTCGGCGACCGGCGAGAGGTCGTTGCGGTAGAGGTTGCGCGAGATGTTCTGCACATCCAGCTTGTAGTCGGCGTCCTCGACCAGCGTCGGGTCGGTCGAGTCGCTGAACGACGGCGCCGTGCCGTAGGTGCTCTCCATGGCCGCGTAGACCATGGTCTTGCGAGTGAGAAGCGACATTCTTGTCCCTCCGAGCGGCTAGCCCGCCACGACGACGGCGGTGCCGCCCGTGGTCGACCGGCAGGCATTGAGCTTGGTGGCGATTTCCTTGAGGGCGTTGGTCATCAGGACCAGCTTGGCGTCGCAGTCGGTCTTCTTGATGCCGGCGTTGGCCGCCGTCGCATCGGCGCCCGACACCGCCGTGCCGGTGCCTTCCGGGATATCGGCGATCGTGGTGCCGAACGACACCGTGCCGCCGCCGCCATCGACGAGCGCGGTGACGCCGCAGGCCACGCACAGCTTGTTGACGTGATAGACGAGCTGCGAGATGGCGTTCTTGTAGTTGGTGTTGAAGGCATTGGCGCCGACAGCCGACGCGAGCGATGTCGCGACCGCCGTCATCGACACGTCGACCGCGCCGATCGTGCCGTCGGCCGCCGTCCCGACGATGCTGTCGGTCAGCACGCCGTCCATCGCCGGCACCTTGGCGTGAATTGCGTTGGCCTGGGCGATCAGCTCCTTGAGGCCGTCCGTCAGATTGGCGAAGGAGGCTTCGAGCTCGGCCTTCTGGGCGCAGTCGGTCGACCCGAGTGCGGCCAGGGTGAAGGCCGTCATCGCATCGATCGTGCCGTCAGCCGTCGCGCCGCCGGAATTGTCCGTCAGCGCCGACACCGCCGACGCGGAGATGCGCGCCAGCCCCTGTGCCAGGCCGCGAAGGGCCGGCGTCAGGCCGTTCTGATCGACGCGATAGAGCTGGCTGCCGCCTGAAAAATGGCGGGGACCAATAACAATGGGCATCGGAGCACCTTTCTTCTTGTGCGGGGCGGTGAGCCCCTCCGCTCACTCGATCAATAGGTTGGCGAACGGCATTCGGTCAGGGGCTGGACGGACAATGGCTCGCTGGAGCCTCCGCAGGTCAGGCGATGCGGCGCGGGTCCTGCACGGCGTGGCGATATTGCATGTCCACGAACACTACGCCGTGGACGTGAGTCTGGTTGTCGTCCGCCACCTCGTGGTCGTTGCTGACCTCCTGGATGTCGATCACCAGGCCGCCCAGCGAGGGGTCCTCGGCGATGCGCCGCTGCACCGCGCCGAAGATCTTGTTGATCTCCTTGGACGGGCTCTCGTCCTTCTGGATCACGATCGCGAGCTCCAGCGCGATGCGCAGCGACGCCGTCCTGGTCATCGTCAAGGACGACGTCTTGGTCTCGTGGCCGTCGAAGATGCCGATCGATCGGCGCTTGCGGAAATCCCATTTGGTGGTCGGCGCCATCAGCACCTGGTCCCAGGCAAAGCCATACGGATCGCCGGCCGGCAGGTGCTCGCGTTGCGACTTGAACAGCGCCTCCAGGGCGTCGAGCGCGCGCTCCCGGATGGTCTTCCCGTTGGGTACGATGTCAGCCACCGCGCATCTCCTCGAGCATGGCCTTCATCGTGCGCTCGATGAAATACTGTTTGCCGGTCTCCAGCCGCGTGCGCAGACCGAGCCGCGGCGGGATGACGACCTGGCGCACCAGCAGATAGAGCGGCGTGATGTCCTTGCCGTTGCGCCGCGCGACGATGAGGTTGCCGGTCTTCGAGCGCATCACGAAGGTCTTGTCCCACTCGCGCGCCGACTTCTTCAGCGGCATGCCGGACGAGTCCAACGCCGCCGGCAAGGGCACCGTCAGGTATTGCGCACCGCGCGGCCGCAGCGTCCCGCCCGTCTCCTGGATCTTGAGATAGAAGAGGCCGCCGATGCGGCCTTCCATCGTGCCGATGGTCTCGCCGGTGACCTTGATGCTTTGCTCGATCGATTGGAGCGCCTTGCCGGTGCGGGTCGCGAGGTTCTTCAGGGGGCTCTTCACGGAGCCCGGCCACGGCGAGGCGTGATCCTTGGCCAGGCTGGCGTGGACGCCCTTCAGGTAGGCTTCCAGCTCACGCTTCAGGACCGGGATGCAGCGTTGCCAGTCGGCGTTGATCGCCCGGCCGAACGCTTCGAGGCCGGCAGCGGCACTGTCGTAACGCCGTCCGCGAAACTCCAGGCCAAGCTCGATCGACGCGCCGGCCATCTAGACCGCCCGGCTGGCTTTCGGCAACGCGGCCCACGGCAGGTAGCGCATCCTGCCCTGCACGATGCTGGCATACTGCCGCTCGAGCAGGCGGGCGTCCGTCGCCGTCGCATTGGCGACGAAGGCGGGGTGTGCATTGAGCGAGAGGCGGGCCGTGAGCTGGGCAGCCCGCGCCAACCACTCCGGCACATCCTTGTAGGTCGCCTGGTCATCAGTCGTGAACCCGGCTGCGTACCCCACCCGCACCCAGAGAAAGATCGTGCCGGCGGCGTCGCCCAACTCAACACCGACTGGAATCGACACCACGCCCTTCTCGTAGTCGATGTCGACCTGGGGCAGGATGTCGACCGGCGCCGCCGTGAGAGCGGCTTGAGAGCTCGCCGCGACAACCGTCACGGCGGGAGACGTGGCCACCAGGCCACGCGCCAGGGCGAGCTTGATGAACGGTTCGTCGGCCGGCTGCCGGTCCAGACGAACCAGGAAATCATCCTGTCGCGCCTCGCGATCGAACGTCTTGAAGCGCAGCACGCTCGCCAGGTCGGTCGACGCCGTGTCGAGCGCCGAGAGCATGGCATTCACGGCGTCCTCGCCGTTGGAGACTCCAAGTGCCTCCTGCATCGCAGCCAGGGATGCAAGGCGCACGATTCAGATCTCGACGCCTTCAGGCGCCGGATCGACCGCCGCATCGCGAGCCCGGCTCTTCACGCCCACCGTCTTGGCCGGCGCCTTGGTGTCCTCGAACCGGACATCGAAGTAGTCGGGCAGATCGGCCAGCGTCTGGGCGAGTTTCTGGTCATCCACCGCCTGCGGCTCGCCGAGCCTGAAGACCAGGCCCGCAACGTGATACGTCTTCGCGCCACGCAAGATCGCTGTCGCCATCTGGCCCTCCCTGGCCGCTGGAAAAAGGGCGGACTTTCGCCCGCCCTTTCCGAACTAGCCGGCAATCATCTTGCCTGCAACGGGGTCTATCAGGCCGGCGTGCCGATGTTGGTGTACTTCACCATCGCGTCGACTTCCTCGACCGCGATCGCGATGCGCGCGGTGAGGACCACGACATAGACGCGGGTCGTGATGTCCTTGTCGAACTCGAGCGACACCTGGCGCTGGATGCCGAAGATGAGGTTCTTCGGATTGGTGAACAGGCCGCTCGCCTCGGGCATCAGCTGGGCGGCCTCGAGCGGCACGCCGAACGGCGACAGGGTGCTGCGCCCCTGCACCTGGCTGTCGCCCAGCGCGCCGACGCGGTTGGCGATGGTGTCGCGGTACTCGATCTCCTGATTGACCGACACGAAGTGCTTCATGTCGTTGAGGTTGCGCTGGTACTGGACCGGCATGGCCTTCAGGCCCTTCTTGAACATCTCCTTGGCGATCGCCGCGTTGCTCCAGTCGACGACGTGGCCGGACGCGCCCTTCTTGAGCCAGCCGTCGAACATCGAGAGGTACGCCTGGTCGTCGGCGTCGCCGCCGTTGGTGTAGCTGGTGTCGGCGAGCAGGCACAGCTCCTCGAGGTCGAGGGCCGCGCGCTCGGCGATCAGCGTCACGATGGTCTCCTGCAGACCCGAGCTCCACGGCGAGTTGCTCGCCGCGTTGGTCGCCACGGTCATGCGCTCGATGTTGTCCTCGAGCACGTCGTACGGCAGGTTGACCTGGGCGATCACTTCCTTGGTCGTGAGCGTGATCTGGCTGGTGGTCGGCTTGGCGCGGCCGCCCAGACCCGACACCGACGGCGCGCCGAGGGCGGTGCCCTGCGTGCCGGCGCGCAGGATGCGGGTGTCGAAGCCGATCTTGTTGATCTTGCGCTGCGGCGACGTCATCTCGACGACGCGAACCTGCGGCAGGATCGTCGGTGTCTTGATCAGCTTGCGGATGAACGCCGCGCCCTGTTCCGGCTGCATGAGGCCGCCGTTGGCGCTGAGATCGGCCAGGGCCAGGTCGGCCTTCTGGAGAAGCGAAGCATTGCTGGTCATTTGTCGAAGCCCCTCCCTGGGCCGCCCCTGCACGGGGTCTTGGTTGGTTGAAAGACTGCTGTCGCTGCGTCAGTCGTTGAAGTGCATGCCGGTATCCATCAGCGGCGGCGCCTCGCCGGCCGCCTTGGCGATCCGGATCTCCTCGGGATCACCGACCGGCATGCCCGGAACCGTGCCGCGAAGCTTGCCTTCGGCCTTCCTGAGACCGCGCTCGGTCGCCGCGACGCGGGCATCGATGCCCTCGATCAGCTTGCCGATCGCACCGAGCGACTCGCCGAGATCGTCGAGCTTCTTCACCATCTTCCTGGCATCGGCCTTCGCGTCATCGCCGGTCTCGGGATCGCCGGCGACGTCCTCGTCGTCATCGACGCCAGGCCCCCCGTGGCCGGCCGCCGCCCCGGAGCCGTCGGTGCGACCGTCCGCGCGGCCCTTACCGCGCTTCCCCTTGCCCGAATCCTCCGTCTTCTGCGGGGCGCCGCCCTGCAGCTCGGCAAGCCGTGCCTTCAGCGCCTCGATCTCGGCGAGTCGGTCGTCGTCGTCGGCCTTCGCGATCGTGAAGCCGTCCTTCTCCAGGAGCCTGCGCGCCGCGGCGATCGCCTGCGCGTGAACGCGGCTGGCGGCGCCCTCGTCCTTCCTCAGGGCCGCCTTGAGCTCGTCCTCCTTCTTGAACAGGCTGAAAAAATCCATGATGAGCCCACCTTCCTGATCGTTCTTGGTCACGCGAAACGGCAGGCGTGACGCCGCATGCTTGACGAGCGAGATGAATTCGACATCGACACACGTCAGGTCATTCGCTTCCTGGTCAGACATCGAGGAGCAGCTCCGCGAACGAATAGCGATGGCTATGGCCGGAGGCCGTGTCGGTCGCCGTGCCCTTCGAGATCCGATGGCTGTGGCCCAGCACGATGTCGGTCTCGCCGCCGACGAACTTGCCGTCCCTGAAGTTGGCGAAGAATCGGTGGCTATGGCCCGCGTTCTCGTAGGTGTCGCCCGACACCTGGTCGGGGATCTCGACCTTCACGATGGTCCGCTCGCGAAAGCCCAGGCCGTCCAGCGAGAAGCCGTTGAGCTCGCCGGTCTTGATCTTCGACCAGATCTCCGCATCGGGGACCTTGACGCCCACGACCCAGGAGCCCGGAATGAAGGTGGGATCGCCATCGCGGGCAATGAAGCTTTCGACGACATGCGAGCCGTTGACCTTGCGGTCATGGTTCGTATCGACCTTTGCCAACCTGCCCGCCTGCATGAAGCGGTAGGCAGCTTTTTGAATCTCCTCGGCCGACATCCGGTCGCCCTGCGAGTCCGTCACCCCCGGAGCAAAAATCTCTCCGAAGACGACCTGTAGCTCGGCGTCCCTCTTCTTGATTTCTACTGCAATACGGTTTGACATTCGTTCCCGCGATGGCGATTAGACAACTCGACAACGCGCACCATAGCGGCGGCCTGTTGGCCGAGTAGTCAATTTCCAATCGATTGGAAAAAACGGCGGCTATTGTGAACCACTTATGTAGATTCTAGCCCGCGAAGTGCGCATGCGGCGAAATATAGACAACCTTCGCGGTACGCTTCTCGAAGATCACCTTAGCCGTGTTGTAGGCATGGACAGTCGGATCGAACGGAATTAGCGCAGTTTCACTATCCGTCGCCGCCAGCATCTCCAACACGTTTGCTACTGCCTGACCGCTGCTGAGGTCAATCGACGATAGAGCCTCAACAACGCCATCGTCTACATTCTGGCCGCGATTCGACTCGTCAACAGCCAGCACCAGTTCTACAACGGTAGCTACGGCCGCCGATCCGGAATCGGACTGCTCAAGGAGCGCGGCTGCCTCGGCGCAGGCAGCGGCGTAGACTACTGCGGCCGAAGCTAGGTCGTCCGCCACCGCCGATTCGCTGATGTCGCTGGAGGTGTTGTTGGCTCCGCTGTTTGCATCCGTGACCGACCCGGATTCGGCCATCGCAACCTGATAGGTGCCAACGCCAATCGCAGCCTCACTCGAAGTGAGTGTCTCCGCGACGACCACACCCATGTTGGCGATGGTGTTGACACTATCAGTCCCTGCACTGATCTCAGTCGCGGCGGAAAGGGCCATGATGTGACCCTGGCCAACGTCAGACGCCAATGCAGTTTCGTTGACAACAACCGGAAGGATGGAGACGGCACTTGGCCCGGCAGAAGCCGATGAGGTTTCCGTCTGGTTGGCGCCGAGATCGGCAGTCGTTAGAGAAGTGTCGGCTGGGGCGGTCGTTTCAACTCGTACTACAACATAGTCGGCCGCAGTGGTTGGCTGATCGAGGGCCGCGGCAACCTCATCCGTGGTACGGACGGCCGTGACAATACGATCGCTAGTCTCGACGGCCGAGACGCTCTCTGCAGCGCCATCCGTTGCCCACGACCGCGTGCCGTCCTGGGTGTTTGAAACGCTACCGACCTCGCCTGCCGAAAGAGCAAAGACCGCTGCGGTACTAGGCGTATCGCCAGGCGACACGGCCTCGGAGCTTGTTGCCGCCGTGATAACCACACGATCATTGACCTCGACCGCCGAGCCAACTTCCAACTGATTGGAAACGAAGATTGCCGCGGCCGAACTGGATTCGCCAGCAGAAATGGTCTCGTCGCCAAGCGCGACGTTGGACACATCTCCATCTGACGTATCGCCGGCCGACACGGCTTCTCCAGTGTCGCGAAGAAACAGCGGCGAACCATCGTTTGCGTCTGCGGCCGACAGACTTTCGGCGACATCACGATAGGCCACACGGACGCCGTCTGAAGCTTCGTCCGTCGTTACGCTTTCAGACACGCTCAGATCAGAGACGAAAAGCCCAGTAGTCGTGTCAAACGGGCTTCCGTTCTCTGCTGCAACTACGGTAAAGGTGACACTGCGGTCCGACGTACCCGTGAGCGGCACACTTTCCGCCACGACCTGGTCTGTCGTGAATACAGCATTCGGTGAATCGGCGGCCGAACCAATCTCGTCTCGAGCCGACACCAGAATGCCGGTGACCAATTGCGTCTCGGTGAAAAAGCCTGTCTCGGCCACATCTCGAACGGCCGTAACCGACCGATCTGGCGTGTCGCCGGCCGATTCAGTTTCAGAGAGTGTGACTGGGTAGTCGGCCGTCACCGCGGACGCATCAGACGCAGATCCAGCTTCAGTCGCGGTCTGCGGCGAAATCATAGTCACAGATGGCGTATCAACAGGGGCGCCGGATTCGGCGCCGGCTGCGATTAGGGCAGCCTGCACTGATGAGGTGTCGGTGCTAGTACCGCTCTCAGACTGAGCAATCACAAAGACAGCGGAGACGGTAACCGTCTCAGCCGCCGATACGCTCTCTGCCTCGGTGGCGGGGGTCGAAATCGTCGTCGACTGAGCATCCGTGGTCGACCCAGCTTCCGCCATCGTCGGAGAGAAACTAACCGATACGTTCGACGTGTCGACGGGACTCGCAATTTCTGCTCGAGATGCAGCCGTGATCTGGCCGACTACATATTTGTGTCGAGTTAGCCTTACGATGCGCTGTTCGTAGTTGCCCAGTTTCCCTCGACGTAGCCAGGCGTGCTGTAGTTCAAACAGTTCTTCGGCATTGAGTGCACGACGTTTCGTCGCCACAACAATGTTGGAGGCGATCTCACGCGAGCGCTTGTTGACCGCCTGGGCGAGAGCGGGTCTGCGAAAGACAGTAAATGGCTTAGCCATATACTTACCTCCGCAGATAGTTCAAACGAACTGGCCGTCCCGAGAAACCATAGAACGGTGGCACATTGGTCAGAACGATGATGCCTTGCGCGCCGTCCCGCCTGGTCTGTGATCCAGATCCTCCTCCTCCAGCGTTACCTCCGCCCGCGCCATAAAGGCCCGCGCCGCCACCCGCGGAGCGTAGGCCATCGAGGCAGGATCCGCCTCCTCCTCCGCCGCCTCCGGAGCCATGGCTCGCGTCGAATTCCGTTCCTGCTCCGCCAGAACCGCCGTTCGTAGCGTTCACACCGGAAGTGGAGCTGCCACCGCCCCCGCCTCCTCCGCCGCCGCCAGAGCCGTTACCCCCGTCAACCGGGCTGGCGCCCCCCGCACCGGCAGAACCTCCGCCGGAAGAGGAGGCGTTGTTCCCCCCGGCGGTACCATTCAGCCCGGACGGGGCTACGCTGTTAGCGCCCCCGCCGTTGCCTCCGCCGCCTGAGCCACCCTTGAATGTAGAAATTAGGGACGATCCGCCGTTGCCCCCCGGACCGGCCGCCCCACCTCCGCCGGCACTCACGGCAAACTCAGTTGCATTCCACTGAGAGGAGCCTCCCGAATACTTCACCGTGCCGACGCCGGACGTCGCGGCCCCTCCCGGAGAGTCACTGCTGGACCCGCCGAACTGGCCACCCTGCGCGCCTACCGAAGACCCGCCTAGTGTAGTCCCGTTGTACCAGGCGTCCGGAGCGTTGATGCCGTTATTGTTGACCCCTCCTACGTTGACGAAGTAGGTCACCGACCCGCCGGGCGTGAGACTCAGGTTGGTTATCTTACTGTAGGCGCCGCCGCTGCCCCCCGACCAGAAAGCACCTCCACCCGAGGCGATGACCTCGACGACATTGTTGAGGGAATTCCAATCCGCCGCGACAGTGTCTGTCTGATTGGAGGGCGAGGTTCCGGTGAGGAAACGCGTCGTAAACCAGCACCACGGTTGTTCGCTCCACCAGTAATCCTCGATCTCCGGACAGTCTTCGACACCACCAGCCCAACCCACGAGAGGGTCACCGATGGAGCCATCGATGTTGATCGAAAAAACGGACGTATAGTGCCCACAACCCTCGTACGGGCACGTTGCAATCCGGATCCGGCGCAAATCGCGCCAATCCTGCAGCGCGAGCGGGATCTCGGTAAACCGGAGGAACCCGATACCCCTGGCCAGGACGGCCGGATGGAAGGCGGGCCGAGGCGGTGTCCACAGCCCAGCCATTTCTCTACCTGGGCTTAGAGGCCCAGCTCCTCGTAAGTGATCGTGCCGCTGACGGTCATGCTGCCAGACGGGGCGACTGCGAGGGACACGATGAATCCCGTCGCCGGAGCGATGAAGATCCGGTCCTCGGGCGCTGGCATCCAGAAGAAGCCGTTGAGAAACTGCCAGACATCGGCGTGCAGGGTGGTCAGGGTGCCGGCCGACGCCTGCGTGGTGTCGTTCATGTGGGCGGTGATGCCGCTCGACGCACCGCCCGGCATGGTGTTCTGCGGCGTCGGCGTGGTGCCGCCGGAGCCTTGCGTGACGGTCACGGTGTGGCGGATCAGCTTGATGTCCTTGCCTTCGACCGCCACGAGCGTCTTTTGCGACAGCACGATCTCATGGATGAGGATCGGATAGGTGGCGCCCGCCTTGAGATGCCACAGATCCTGCGCGGCCGACACCGCGATGGCAGACATCGGGACTTTGAAGATGGCCATGGGATTTTCGTCCTTCCTGTTCGCGGCCGGTTAGCTTCCAATCGATTGGAGAGCGGCCATGCGCTCGCTGCGCACCGTCTCGATCAACTGCTTGACTGATCCGAGGATCACGGCCGACTTCGGGGGACCGAGGTTGCACCTGGCTCGTACCGTCTGGCCCGTCGTCAGATCCGCCGTCATGGCCGCGATCTGGGCGCCGGAAATCTGGCGCGCCAGGCCGGCAATCGCCTCGTCGAGCTCGTCGATCTCCGCCTTCAAGTCGGCGATCTGCTTGATCTGATCCCAGGTAAGGGGCATTGCTCGCCCCTATCAGAGGCTCAGGCTGTAGCTGACATTGAGCGTGTCACCCGACGCCACCGCCTTGTCGCCGCCGGAGAACAGGCCGGCCGACAACAGAATGCCGGCGGTGCCGTCCACGGAGTTGGTGGCCGCCGAGCCGAAGACCATGAAGCACCCTTTGACGGTGCCCGTGCCGGTGATCGAGAACGACAGCGCCGACGACAGCGCCTTGGCGCCGCCCGACGCGGCCGACCAGGCCGCCGTCTTGCGATTGCCGGAATAGGTCGGCGCATTGGCGTTGCCGGCCTCGAGCCAGCCCGAGTGGCTCGCCATGGTGTCGCCGGCCGCGACCGCCGAATAGGACGTGCTCGAGATCAGGCCCAGGTACGGGCCAACCACCGTGTAGCTGGAGCCGGCCAAGCCCTTGTCGAGCAGCTCGTTCTTGCCGAGCGTCGTGACGACGTTGGGGAATTCCTCGACCCACTTGATCTTGCCGTCCGGGCCGACGCATTCGACGCGATAGCGTCCAATCGCCTCGCACGTCTCCAGCTCGCCGCCGCCGCGAATCACAGCCCCATCGTTCATCTCGCTCACGTTCAGCTTTTCCATCTGTGGCCCCTCCGTGGGCTGTTCTTCTCGTTAGCGGAGAAATCTCATCGGATGGCAGGACCATAGCCAGGTGGCCGGCCGCGATCCTGGTTTCCTCGACAAGTGAAGGGAATTGGCGGCGGGACTGAGCCACTGCCAGCTTAGCGCGTGACCTCGCCTTTGACCTTGAACCGGCCTTCGAGGACCCGGCTCACCTTGCCGGCCGAATCCACGAACTCCATGTCGTAGACAGCCTCGCTGGTGATCGGCAGATGCTTGGTGGCGTCGGCCGCGACAAAGATCGTGAACACGCCGTCGTCGCCGCCGACCGCGATGCCGCCCTTCGTGTCGCTGTCGATATCGAGGAACGGCAACGTCGCGCGGATGCCCGATCGAGCCTGGAGCCGCGCCGTCCCGCCCGTCACATCGACCGGGATGTTCGTCTCGCCGCGATAGTAGGTGACGGTGAAGGACAGGTCCACGCCCTGCTCGCACACGAGGTCGTACCGGGTCGCCATCAGGCGATGCCCTTCTGGTTCATCTCGACGCGCTTGCTGGCGACCCGGCTGAAATAGACCCAGCAGCCGATCGCTCCGACGACGGCGAGGCCGGTGAGGCAGAGCAGCAGGATGTTGGCGTCGACACCGGCGAACATGCCGGCAACCGACTCGCGCAGCATCTGGAAGCCGGTGGCGATGCCAGTCAGGATACCCATGCCCCACGAAAGCTTCTGGCCGGTCTTCGCTGCCTTGTAGATGCCGCTCTCGGAAACGTCCTGGCGAACGACGTTGCCGGCCTCGGTGACGTCGTAGCCAACCGGTGGGACGGGAGACATCGGCGCAACGGGATCGAGCTCGGGCGGAAGGGTGTTGGCTTTCGAGAACTCGGCCGGCGCCGGCCCGATCACTTGCTGATCGGGCTCGGGAGTTGACACGAGCGCCTGCGGCCGGGCGACGGGGTCAGGATGATTCATCGCTTCCTGGAAGCGCTCGAGGTAGGCCTGCCGCGACGACAAGCCGTTGGTCCCGCCATTCACCTTGACGACGCTGGAATAGAAGTCGCCGGCGTCGGCCGCGGCGTTGCCGCCGACCCGGGCCCAATATTCGGCCGCCGAAAGAGCGCCGTATTCGGGCTGCAGGAGCAAGTCTGGGTTGGAGTCGGCGGGCAGACCGATGTTCTTGAAGAAGGTCCGGTAATTGGCCTTGCCGGTGATCTGCATCGGGCCGCGCCCGCGATACCGCCAGCCGTCGCC